TGTGCGATTCCGTGATCGTGGCCGTTGAACTGTGGATGCTTGTAATCCACATTGAGGCACCTGGTTTCTTTCCAAAGCAGGCGACCAAGCTTCTCGAGTGTCTCAGTGTTGTTGGGCCAGCCAACCGAAATGGCGCTTGGGAACCATTCTTGACAGTTCGTCTCAGGGTTAAAGGGCGCAAGGGTCGTGGTTGGCTTTGGAAGGGTCGTAGAAGGCTCTGTGAGCGCCTCAATCCGTTCCGCCTGCTGTTGGGGCGTCAGTTGCCCTAAACCGATCGTAGAGGGCGTTTCAGGTTGAAACACTGGTTTCGTATCTTCCTGACTTGAAACTGCAAAAGCAGCGCACATCAGATAAGTGAAAAGGCTTAGCCCTAAAAAACGCTTTAAGTTCATGATTCCTCCATAGTCGGGTTTTGAAGTCGGGAACTGTCTACCGACTTTGGTCGGCAGGTGTCAAGTCACTCAGGCTACTAGGTTGGGGAAAGCCTCAATGGCACGCTGTACCGCAGGCGTCCATGAGTCCCCAGTTACATACTGCAAATGCCATGCCTCAAAGTTGGGATTCTTAGGGTCTGAGACAGCCCAAGTGAAGCCGTACTCAAGAGCTTTACAAGTACTAAAACCGTCGCCCAGTAACCATTTGCAGATCGGTGAATTGAGGCCACAATTAGCAACGTCTATCGCTAAACCAAGTCCGTGGTCACTGTTGCCTGGTGTAGCACTCGGTGACTTGCCTGGCTTCAAATACCATTTCTTACCTTCCCAAATACGGACCACTTGAGGCACACGGCCACCATCCGTAGTCGAGTAGCGATCCTTAAACATGATCAGCTGTTGCGTGTATGTCCGGTATGCGCCTACTTGGTTCAATGTCAGTTTTTTGAAGTATGCGTCAAGTTGTAAGCAGTTCCATGCTGTTGCAGCGTGTTGTTCTAACTGTCCAGCTGGGCTTTGAATGGTACGCAAAACTGTTTTGGTTAAATAACCGTTTTGTTGACCTTTAAGGTCTGTCGGTTGGATAATCGGCAGTACTGGGAACTTCATTGAATCTTCTTTTTGATGATTGGCTCGACTGGTTTGTTGGTGAGTGCGGCCATGCCGTTGCCGACTGAGTAGCCGACAATCATGGTGATGATTGGTAAGCCTTGGTCTTGGTCTATTGCTCCAACGGCTATGAGTACGGTCATGCAGATAAGACCGACTAGGGCAATTAAGGCTTTGGATGGGTTAAAAGTCATCAGGCTGGCCCGATGTCTTCTATCAACAGTTGTGCTTTTCGGGTTGAGTCACGGATCAACGCTGGCGCACTTGTTGTAAGTGAGCATTTGGCAGTACCGACTACAACGGTTGAAACAGCGGAAGCAAATGTCGTAGTAATAATACAAGTCATGCCCTGTTGGTCTATAGCGTTTGTTTCGTTTTGGAAAATTGTGTTTTGTAAAACTGTGCCAGTTGCGCTTGATAGTCGAATTGTTAACTGTGTGTTAGCGGCAAAAGAAGCGGTCTGGGCTTGTGGCTCAAAGTAAGTAATACGGTAGTAACGGTTTAATACAGGTGTAAAGGTCACAGTCATACCTGTAGCAATGGTTTCGGTAGTGGTCAGCGTGTAACTGGTCGTTGAAGTTGCCAAAGCCATCACGCCTCGAGGGAAGCGGTTCTGTTGTGCAGCTGTCAGGACTGCGCCTGACGAGAAGTCAGTGTTTGGGTTAATAGCCATAGTTATAATCCTAATCTGTTTTGGTTAAGTACGCCTAAAGTCGCGCTGTCAAGTTGGAACTGGTACTCAAACGGCGAAAAATACAACGCTACGTTGGCGCGGTCTGGGTAGAAAGCAATGGACGAGCCTTTAAGGGCTGCCAAAACAGTAGAACCACGAAACGTTATTTCTACTGGCGCTCCGATAATACTTTTGTATGTACCGCCACTTGTGACGTTTGGGTAAAACGTGTCATTAATGCTTGGCAGACGAGCAAAATCAACAACGTCTGGTGCATAAGTTGTATCAGAAGCCAACCGAAACGGAATCAGACCATTATCGGCATTGACTGTCAAGACATAGTTGGCAAGGTCTAACGCTGCCGCGGTGGTTTCGCTTTGAGTTTGATACTGCAACGGGTTAAAGGGTGCTGTACCTGTTTGGGCTGTTTGTGTTGCAAGGCCTCGAGGCTCAACGTTTACTTGAGTAAAACTGTCTCGGACTGAAGTTAGATACTTAATGTCGGAAAACTTTTCTGCTCCGACTGTCCCAGCATCGCTAAACGCTAGCGGTGTAGACCATTGGAAGCCGGTCGGCGAGAAACCTGCAGCGAGTCTTGGGTCAACGCTAGAACGGTTTTGATCTATCTCAAATGCCTCATATTGCAGCTGTCGTAAAACTTCATTCATGAGGTCAAACGATGAGCCGCTGTAAGTTAATGCCGAGCAACGGATCACGTCGTTTTGCACTTCATAAGACTTCACGCCGGCATTTCCTGCAGCTGTGCTTAACCTGACGCTCGCCAGTTGGTTTAGGAAAGACTTATCAGTGAAAATGTTTTGAGATAACTGTCCGATAGCGCCGACGGCTTCTATGGTTATGCGGTCTCCAGGTGCTGCTCCTGTAACACTGTTAAACGGTATCGCGTACTCGCGTTTAACTTCGATAATCTGCCCTTGGAAATAGCCGTCTGAACTAGCCGACGACGTAGCGCGAACATCAATAAACTGTCCACGCGCTAAAGGTAACGCGTAGCTGTTAGCAGGTATTAATTCTAAACTGAGGCTTAGCGGTTGTGGTGGGTCTTGGAACCGTTGCCGACCGCGTGTGATGACCGCGGACTGGACGCCAGTCAAAGCAGTATAAGTCCCGTCAATCGTTGCCGAATAGGAAACTACTGGCGTCGTGTACGGCATTAGGCTCCGCCGATGCGAATAGGTACAGCTCCGTGAGTTTGCATATATTTACGCAAAGAGTCAACTACTGCGCGTGGGTCGCCTCCGTTGACGTTGATCGTGATCGTGTTGCCTCCCATAGCCCCGTTGGGCGTTATGTTTCCAGATGTGGAAGGCGTAAACAACTCGGGCCCGCGCTCACCCACAAGATACGAACCGCCACCCATAACAGGGCCACCCATAGCCCTGCGCGGAAGTGTAGAAATGCCTGCTAAACCTAAAGCGTCCACTGCGCTGAGACCACCGTACTCGGCACCACGAGCAATCCAATTAGCCAAATCAAGCGCAGCCGCTGGACCTTGAGTCTTAAACCTAAACAAGATTTCTTTGGATGAGATGCCGTCCATCGTGCCCGAGATACCAGCAAGCACACCTGCGTATGTTGCTAGTTTTTCTTCGTAGTCATCAATGTCGGCTTGGGCCCCAGTGCCAAACGCTTTAGCAGCGGCGGCTTCAAGTTCAGCAAGATCAATTTTGGCGTTGTCGAGTGCAACTTCGCGATCCAATGACCCGGTCAGGTTTTTCCATGCGGTGTCAGCGTTAACGATTGCAATGGTGGCATTATCTGCAGCGGTCTTGAGTTCGTTCAACGGGTTGCGTGCATCTTGAATGGCTGTCTTAAAAGTTTTGGCGTCCTCACGAGCCAGGGCCATATTTTCTGCAAAAACAGGAATGACTTCTTTTTTGTCCGAAAACATGCTGAAAAGGTCTTTGAAACCTTGTTGAATATCATCAACGACCATTTCGGCAGTGTCACCAATGTCGTCCCAAACGGTTGCAAAGTAAGTTTTGTTCCACTGCTTTTGCAAATAGTTGTACATGTCTCCAAGACCTGTGACGGTCTTGTCAATAAGTTCAACAATGTCTGTGATGATCGGAATTAGGAACTCACCAAAGTTAATTGCTAACGCTTTGGCTTTGTCACCAAAGTCGTCCATCGTGTCACGAAACTCTTTGGCTTTCCTTAGTTCGTCAGCATCAACGACCTGTGCGTCGCCAACATTCTTGAGCGCAGTCTTAAGATCGCCTGCACCCATCTCAATGAGTTCTGACATTGACTGCCAGCCCTTACCGAGCAACTGTGCTGCAACCTTCGCTTTTTCTGCTGGGTCTTTAATCTTTTTGAGACGGTCAATAGTGTTTAAGAAAGTCTCGTTGACGTCCAACGAACCATCACGCAGATACACAAGGTCAACGCCAAGGTCACGAACTTTGTCTGGATCTGCACCGATCGTTTTGTTGAGGCGACCGATAGCACCCTCAACGGCATCAATCGGAACACCGATATCACCAGCAGCTTCAATATAGCGTGATGCGTCCTCAACGGCCAGACCTGTGGCATCAGCAAACTTGCCTGCTTCTAAAGCGACAGTCTGAAACGCAGTAATTGATTCCTTAGCGAAACCGACAACGGCGGCTCCGGCAGCAATACCAAAAGTAACTGCGTTGGCTTTGACCGCATCAAAAATTGCAGTGGAGCCAGCCTTAAACTTTCCTAGCCCACCTTCAGCGTTATTGACGGCAGTCTTAAAATCACCAAAAGCCTTTTTAGCGTCCCTGATTCCTTTGTCTTGAAGGTCGGTAATAATTGGGATTCGAATAGCCATTAGAGAAACACCGCCTTCTGCAATTGATTGATTCGGGCCATGACCTCATCCACAGACTGTTTCATTTCGGCTTCAATGGCTCCAGCGTTGTTTTCGTAGGCACGCCACATAACGCGAGGTCTGTTAGCCAAACCGTTTAAAGCACGACCTAAAGCGTTGTTGTTGTTTAAGCCTGCATAGTCAATAACTGAAGCGGCTCCGTCCTTTTGAACAATGTTGAGGATTGCGTCTTTCTTTTTAGAAAGTGACGTCTCAATCTTTACGCCTCTAACGGCTTTGTCTTGAACATAAGGGAACAACGGACGACCACCAGGAGCCCAAGCACGACTCAGACCAGACGGCAAACCACCATTGTTTTTAGTTGCGTCCTCTGCCGGATACAGACTTTTAGCCTCATCCACGGCAACCTTAAGAATCTTTTTAGCGTCCTTAAAGAACTGCTTTTTAACTTCGGGCTGAATCTTTTGGAGGACCTTCAAAGTAGATTCGAGTCCTTGAACTTGGATCGTCATTTGTTCCTCTCCTTTAGAATCTCAGCGACTGTCGAGAGGTCGTCAACATCAAACTCTACCTCATTTGGGAAGTACCCTGTGAGGACTAGCAGCTGCGCTAGGGAGTGGCGGAAACTTCCGCTGGGGTAACTTTTCCCGTTTCACTGTTCACGATCGTGATGTCCACAAGTTTGTTAACGAATGACTCAAACTCCACGGGGATGGACTGGCCGTGTTCGGTCTGTGATTTGGCTGAGTGCCATGCCATGAACGCCATGTCCTCCATACCAAAATTGTCGGCAAGGTCGCTGGTTTTCATTTTGAATTTGCGTTCCCATGCGACAAGCGTTGCGAGCGTTGTCGTGATGGTGGCGTAGCCGTAACCGATATCGAATCGGATCGTTAACTTCATGTCGGGCTCATTTCTGTTGAGGTTTTAGATCAGGATTCAGACCAGGCGAACGTGCCGCCCATAAGGGTGATGGAGCAAGTACTCAATTCGCCGAGCGAGTACACGACAGGTAGCGAAGGAAGGTAACTGCCTGTAAGTGTGCCCATGGGGTTTGTTGCGCTGGTAGCGGCCGACGAACCTTTGATGGTCACGGTCGTGATAACAGTGCCCACAAGCGACTTCAAGGTCGCGTAGGTTTCCGATGCAGCAGTTGACCAGTACAGGTCAAGCGTCAAAGAGTTGTTCTGCAAACCACCGACGTATGCGACCGCAGTAGAACCAAAAGCATTTGCCTGTAATTCTTGGATTGTCTGCGTCAAAGTGGCGGCGGTGCACTGATCTGAGATGTCAACGGCACCGATAGAGATGACTGGGTTTGAAAGATATGTTGAAGTTGCCATGACGGATCAATCCTTTGTGTTTTTGGTCGCGTCGGGCTTCGTCGCTAATTTAGCACCCTTTGAAGGGTGAGTGTCGGAAACCTGAATAAAGCCTCCAGCGATAAGCCAAGCAATGTCATCGTTTGGTGTAGCCAAAAAGGGCTGACCGATTTCGCCGACTCGACTTGAAGTAATCACATAGCGTTGCATTGGTTTATCCGTTCTGTGCTTGTATTGGAATGATGAGTTCGTATCCGGCGTAATCTGCTCCGCCAACTGTTACGACTTTTGGTGATGCTGACATTACCGCAACATTTTTGGTGACCAGAGCAGATGTCAGATTTAGCAGCTGACGCAATGCATCTAGGTTGCCTGGGCCGTTACTGATGAGGGTCACGGGGAATGTCATTTTGACGATGTTGTAGTTGAACGATTCGATGGATGGAGCATCCACAAAAGCGCAAGGTGGAGCGATATTGCGAGGATCATTAACGACACGAAGGCCCGAAATAGTTTGGAGAGTAGTGACGAGATCATCTAGGGCCTCATTCAGAAAGTCCGTATAAGCCATTTCAAGCGACCTGTGGTCTGTTGATGCCTAACAACTGTTTGACGATGCCTGAGAGCCCTACAGTGGGCGCTGTGCCCATGTCAGTGAACGACGCGAACTGGTCAACCGACCCACGCTGACGATAATACGCCGAACCCATCATCAAAGTTCCGAGAGTGACATCTCCGCCAGGTGAAGTTGTCAACGAGTCAATGTAACCCGACTCTTGGCGACGACGGAAACAGAAAGCGTTTGCAGCTGCTGCGCATTGAACTAGGAAAGCGGTTTCGTCACCAGCGGTCGTGATCCCCAAATAGGTTGCGATCTGTGGTCCTGTGACCCAAGTGCACGTCTGGTCAAATGTGATCGTGCCGGTGATGGCCTGCAACTCCATTGGAGTTTGAGACTCAGCCCACATGACCGCGTTTTCTAACGGATACGAATAGTCGTATTCGATAAGACCTTCGGTGTCAACATTGATCGGCAGGAATTGGGGCATCGCATAAACAGATTTGACTCCGTTGTATGCGACGGCCCATCCTGCGACGGTTATGGATGCACCGACGACGATTTCGTTTGGTGTCAGCGTTTGAACGGTGACATAGCCAGGAACGATGACCGCTGTTTGAAGTGTGTAAGTCGCTGCCATAGCGACCTCCGATCAGGCCTGGGTGATCTTGCGGATCATGCTGGACACTGCTGCGAAAGTTGAGCAGTAAGCATGGACCGAGAACAAACGGCTGAGGGTTGCAGGTTGCTCAACGCTCAAGATTCCGCGTACTGATTCGTAGTACTCGAATGCCTTGGATGCGTTAGTCACGATCATGGTCTTGGCAGCGAAGTTGCTGTCAACGACGATTTCAAGTCCGAGTGGGTTAGAGCCGACCCAAGTGGTTGCGTTTCCGCCACCGAGAGCGTTCTGCCCTGCAAGACCAGGTGCGCCAACATACGGGAACAACGGACGGTTGCTTCCGTCAACTACTTGACCCAACTGGCCCCATACGTCTGGCGAGACGAACAAGGTGTCTGGGAAAAAGTTGGTGCCGTTGCTGACGTCAACTGCGGCGTCGTAGAGCGACTTCATCAAGTCGGTTGCTGACAAGTCCCATACGCCCGATGATGTTGCAGCGGTGAGAAGTGCGTCGGCTGCGATGTCGTCGGTCTTGAGCATGAGTTCGCCCATGAGGTCAGCCATGATGAGTTCCATTGCTGCGGGTGAAGTGAAGTCAATGTCCTGCATTGACAACGAAACCTGACCGGCAACGGTGGTCTTGCTGATCGTATTCGAGGCAATCACCATTGTGGTTGCTGACACTGCGTCAAACTCTGCGGATTGTGCAGCGGTTGAGGTGTGGGTCGTAATGGTCGGACGAACGAACGTCTTTTGCTGACCATTGTCTGGGTAAGCGCGAGCGCCAAGGCGATTGATGACAGGCCTGACGAAATTGATATTTTGCACCAACGGTCCGAGCACCGGAACCGGTAACAATCCAGGCGTTGAGGTGGTCGCAATATCGCCAGCAGCTGCTTCGTAGGTTGACTGGTTCTCAGCCTTCCAATCGTTAACCGATGAGTTCACCTTGGCAAAAGTTTCTCCGCCCTGGTGGAAAGCGGCCATCCACTCGCCAGCCGAAGGAAGGCGCGGAGCCTTCTTTGCTGATGCAAAAATGGTGGGTGCGGTTGGCGCGGCTTCAGGTGCTGCGGCTTCGATATGTTCCGACATGGGTGTCTCCTCGACTTGTGGTTCTGTTACTGAGATTTCGTCGGGAGTTGTGTCTGCTGAAGCGGCCACATCTGTGATAGTAGCACCGCTAAAGGCAGGTATGGGGACAAGGCTCAACTCACGCCATACGGCTGAGGTAATAACCATTGTTCCGTCGTCCTCACGGTACGAGTTAATGACGTCTACTCCGACCGAAACATTGTCTAGGACGCCTTCTTTGGCTAGTTGCAAGGCTTCGTTTCCTGCAACAGTGTCAGCGATCTTGGCGCTAAACAACATTCCCGATCCGTCTACTGCTTCGCTTCTTGAAACGACCAATCCGACAGGCTGGCTTGAGTCGTGGTACATAAAAAGTTTGGGGGCTTTACCGTCAATGGGTAATGAGCCTGGCGCAAACTGGACTTGTGTTCCGTCGCTGACCGTTGCTGATACGCCATAGGGCACTGCAATACCTGAAATGGTGCGCGTCGGTGCTTCACCAGCTGCGGCTTCCACATCAACTGCAAAACCTGCGGACAGAGTTAGTTTCATGAATTCGTCTCCTCAATAGTTTCTGTCAAGTCGGGAGTTTCGGTCATCATTTCGTCTTTCATCATTGATTCCAGATAGGAGTCAATATCAAACGAGATATATGTGCCTCGTGGGGTGACATTGTTGCCTGACAAGGTGCCTGATACACAATCAAGATACTGACGTGCGCCAAATAGCAGCAGGTCCTCGCGTGCACCAG